AATGATTGATGATGTTGCCAAAGTTATCAATGACTTTATGAAAGACTATAAAGCACAATACGAAGACAAAGAACCAGATGAACGTCCAAAAGTTCTTTTTGTTCTTGATAGTCTTGGAATGCTTCTAACACCTACTGATGTTGACCAGTTCCAAAAAGGTGATCTAAAAGGTGATATGGGTCGCAAACCTAAAGCACTTACAGCACTTGTTCGTAACTGTGTGAATATGTTTGGCGATTATAATGTTGGTCTAGTAGCAACAAACCACACATATGCTTCACAAGATATGTTTGACCCAGATGACAAGATTAGTGGTGGACAAGGATTTATCTATGCGTCAAGTATGGTTATTGCTATGCGTAAACTAAAACTAAAAACAGATGCGGATGGCAATAAAACTTCACAAGTTCATGGTATTCGCGCTGCTTGTAAAGTTATGAAAACACGTTATAACAAACCTTTTGAAAGTGTTCAAGTAGAAATTCCATATGAAACTGGTATGTCTCCATACAGTGGATTAGTTGATTTCTTTGAGGCAAAAGGTGTTCTCAAAAAAACTGGTAATAGATTAGAATATATCAGTGATGTAACTGGCGAAGTTATTACAAAGTTCCGTAAAGCATGGGAAAAGAATGAAGATGAGCATCTTGATTTGATTATGAGTGAATGGGATGATGTAAAGGTTGATAGAGAAGAAGAAATGCTAAATATCGACACTGAAACAGATTCAGTTATTGAGGATAGCGATAAGAATGAATGAAGATGAGATTGAGGTATATGTCCAACTGTGGACATCTGTGAAATCTTATATTCCTGCGAAAGAGAAAGAAAGTGCATGTGAGCACTTTCTTTCGGTTATTAATGAGAATGTATGTGACCTAGAAGAAGTAGCAGCATTGTGGGCAGGTTATGATGGAACTATTGATAAAGTCATACGCAACAACTATATCGAATATGAAGATTTAGATGATGATTATGACGAGAATGATTTTGATTAATGTCACACTGGTTTAACCAAATAAGAAACAATATAGCAAATCTAGTTCCTGCGATTGAATATTACGAAAAACAACTAGAAGAAGCACGTCTTGAAACGAGTCTCAAAGGTAATGTTGAGAAACATAGCAGAGATATGCCCGGTATAGTTGAACATCGTTTTAATCAGTTGCAGGAAATAGAAGCGATTGTGGAATATCTTAATATTGAATTAAGAAAAAAACGTACAGAGCATTACAAGAAGTTCCTAGAGCATTACAACCGTGCTCTAAGTAGTCGTGATGCTGACAAATATGTTGATGGGGAAGCGGATGTTGTGGATTTACAACATCTTGTGAATGAGTTTGCCCTAGTTCGAAATAAGTTTATGGGATTAATCAAAGCACTTGATGCAAAACAATTCCAAATAAACAATATTGTAAAACTCAGAGCAGCAGGATTGGAAGATATTAGTCTATAAATACAATATGAAGTAGGAAACTAATATGAAAAAACTTTTCTTTACATTATTACTTGCGATAGCAGCAACATTTGCTTGGGCAGATCATGATTCCGCATTATGGGACCCACAAGGATTTCCAGAAGATGAACTTCGTGGTGATTGGTTCGCAACCATTGACTTGGATGCTGTGGATTATGCTATTACTAGAACAAGTGAAATAACAAGAAAAGGTCCTACTGCTATACGGTTTGAGTTACGTGATGGAGATTGCTTTACGGCATTGCCACATACACCCGAAGAGGGTTGGGATGATTGTACACGTGATAGAGAAAGAACTGAACTAAGAGAAAAGTGGGATGCCCAACTTCATCGTGATGTTTGGTATGGTATTAGTGTTTTCATTCCAGAAGATTACCCATACATGTATCCAAAGCAGATATTTTTACAGTGGCATGGTGGTCCCGGTCCAACTGTATATTTCCAACTAAACAGAGATAGATTTTTGGTGGATATATTAACAGAAGTTGGAGAAACAACTACCCAATATGATTTAGGAACAGAAATACTAGAACCTGGACGTTGGCACGATATTGTTGTTAATACTATCTGGAGTAATACATATGATGGAAAACTTCGTGTATATGTAAATGGCGAACGTGTCGTAGACTATCGCGGTGCTACAATGGACGATGAATCATATGCTGAAGGTGTAGGACCGAACATCAAGTTTGGTATATATCGTAGTCATCTATTCCGTTGGGAAAGCGAAGACCCTCATCCAACACAAATCTTATACTTTGATGAGTATCGTCGCAGTTATGAGTTTCGTGATGTAGATGTTAGACGTGTTCAAGGCGACTAAAAAATAAAAAAAATCACAAAAACCTCTTGACAAAAGCAAAACGTTTTACTATATTATAAAGGTAAGCGAGAGAAAAGGAATCACTATGTTTCGTATCCCTAATTTTTATATGATGGAAATGACGTTTCGTATCCCTAATTTTTATAAGATGGAAATGACGTTTGAGGAAGCAAAAAACGTGCTAGATAATGGCAATGGTTTGCTAGACGGTATGGAACGTATTTCTAAAATGTGGGAGCAGCACTGTAATAAAACTGATGCTGAAGATGATGATTTTTATGATACTTGGATTTATGAAGTAAATGCGTTTAACAAAGTAGTTTCATTTTTTGCTTGACAAGTAAGACGTTTTACTTTATATTATAAGAGTAAGACAGAGAAAGGGAATCACCATGAATGGATATATTGCTTTTTGGAATGGAAATCAATGTGAAGTCTATGCAGATACGTCATACAAAGCACAGCAAATTGCCGTAGAAGAATTTCAAAAAAATACTCGTAAAAAAGTAAAGTCTTATGATGTTACTGTTGTTTTGGCAGAAAAAAATAATGAGCAAGTTGTTCATGTTTTTGCTTGACAAGTAAGACGTTTTACTTTATTGTATAAGAGTAAGACAGAGAAACGAATCAAAGAGGTCCGAAATGGCGTATATGAACCAAGAAAAGAAAAAAGAACTTGCTCCGCAAATCAAAGCAGTTCTAAAAAAGTATGGTATGAAAGGCACCATTGGTGTTCGTAATTATTCTTCATTGGTTGTTAATATCAAAGAAGGTAAGTTGGACTTGATTGGTCAAGCAAACCTTGAAAATCGGGAATATGCTGAACGGACTGGTCAGCAGTTCTATGAGGTTGAGGGTTACTATCAAGCAAATCCTTATCATGCTCATAAGTCAAATAACCCTGTAATTGCTATGTTCTTCAAAGAGTTGATTGCCGCAATGCATGGCGAAGGGTCTTCTATTGCCAATCACAACAACAGTGATTTGATGACTGACTACTTTGATGTGGGTTGGTATCTTGACATCAATGTTGGTCAGTGGGATAAACCTTATATCTTGACAGGTGTTCCTGTTGAAGGTATGTTAAATGATAATGTTGAAATCGCATAAGGATAGAAAAAATGTCGGCACTAAACGAAGCAATCGAAGCAATCCGTAAGATCAGCACCCAAGCAGATTTGAATATAATTGCTGAAGAATGGAAGCGCCAACAAACATATATTGCTAATCGGGCAAAAGTTGGGTTGAAGATTGGTGATATGGTAGAATGGGAATCACGTGGAGTTGTAAATCGTGGCACCATTCGGAAAATTAATCGTAAAACTATGGAAATTGTAGAACCTAATCGTGGTATGTGGGGTAGCACAGTTTACAAAGTTCCCGCATCAATGGTCCTTGGAAAGGTATAAAGAAATGTATGTTATCAAAAACTATATGACTGATGAAGTTGTTGCTTATGCTTCTTGTTTAGAAGATGCCGTTGCGTTGTGTCAAGATGACCGAGAAGATGATATCAAACTTTTTTACGAAAAAGTTAAATAAGGGTATTGACATTCTCTAGAAGAATGCTTATATTGAGAATGTAAGAGAAAAACGAGGTTAAAAATGACTACTATCGTTATCGTCTCTGTTATTGCGCATAACATTGGGTTTGCTGTTGGATTTGGTGTTGGTATTTACTACACTTCCAAAGTTATTGCTGAAGGCAAAGTCAAAAATGTAAAATATACTGGATAAACTTGAAGGGGAGAAACAACATGAAACTCGCAAATTTTGAAAAAATGTCTGTTTTTGACGGAACACAAGTTGTTCTACAGTTTGGCGATGAATATGAGTTGAGTGTTGTTTCTCATTCAGGTTCGTATGGTGGTCGTGACGGACTTTATGAAATTGCACCATTCAAACATGGTAGTCTGACAGAAATGCCTGGCATTACAGCAGAAGGTGATACTGTAAAAGGATACTTGACAGAATCAGATGTTGATGCTATCATTGTGAAGATGATTTCGATTACAGGAAAGGAACCAACACAAGTATAGATATTTTTTGATGGTTCCTTAGCTCAGTTGGATAGAGCAAGTGACTTCTAATCACTAGGTCGAGGGTTCGAATCCTTCAGGGACCGCCATAAAATATCTTGCCCCCTTGGTGGAATGGTAGACACAAGAGACTTAAAATCTCTCGCTGATAACGGCGTCCCGGTTCGAGTCCGGGAGGGGGCACCAAAAATTGTTAGCGTGGCCGAGTCTGGTTAGGCGACGGATTGCAAATCCGTTTACGGGATACATCCCTACGCAGGTTCAAATCCTGTCGCTAACTCCAAATTGCGGAAGTGAGACTTGGTAGTCAGAGAGGTCTTATATACCTTTTAGCGCCAGATTAGCGTTCTTGAGAGGGTTCGATTCCCTCCACTTCTACCAAATTAAGGGCCTGTAGTTTAATTGGTTAAAACAAAGCGCTCATAACGCTTCAGAGTCGGGGTTCGAGTCCCTGCGGGCCTACCAATATAACCTAAGTCAGAGAGGAACGAGTATGACTAAAGAAGAATTTGATATGTATTTTAAAAAGTCAACCGATGCCGCTGATAGAGCATTAGGAATGACACTAAGAGAAATAAGAAAAAATGTTCTCACACGAGAAGAACGCAATAAAAAGCGTAGAGAATGGAATAATGCATTTGATAATTTTTGGGAAAATAATTTCCCATCTGTTCCAGAAGATTGGAACTATCATGAAGCAGAATCATAAACATAACTAATTCCGAAAGGGAAGACTATGAAAAATATTGTAATCGCAGGTGTAGCACTAGCAACACTAACAGCATGTCAAACCACAGTTCAACAACCCGCAAAGGTTCTTTATCCTGTAGAACGTTGTGGGTATGTAGAAGAACCAGTTTATGGCGTTCTTGACCGTCCTACAAGTGATGGAGAAGTTCTGGGTGGTGCTGTTATTGGGGGCGTTATTGGAAATCAACTTACTGATGATCCAATTGGTACAGTTGTTGGTGCTATAATTGGCGGTACAATTGTAAATGGTCAGAGAGTTCAAGAAGGCGTTGTGGTAGATACCAAACGTGTATATCGTTGTCAAACAGTTTATGAATAAAGGATATTAAAATGGCAAATCATGTTCACACTTATGTGGAGTTTCATCGTATCAATGATGAAGGAAAAGCATTACTACAAGAATTATACAGTCGAGTTCGCAAAGATGGAAACCATGAATGGTTTGCTGATATCTTTGTGGACGGAAAAGATGGTTCTCCTAGTTATGAAGAAACTGAAAAATACGAATTCACTTACGAACATGTAGGACCGAAATGGTCTTACTTTGAAGAATTTGGCGAAAATTATTTTATTATGGAATCCGCATGGAGTTGGCCAGAAACTGGGGTAGAATGGATTTTTGACCAAGTATCAGAGGTTGATCCAAGTTTTATTGCGTATGTTACATACGAAGACGAAATGCCAAATTTTGCTGGGGTTTATGTTTATAACAGCGATGGCATAGTTGATGGGTATGAAGATGACGCAGAAGAAATTAGAGATCTACTGCTAAACACAGTTGATGGTCTTATGGATGAATGGGATCGTGAAGAACAAGAATTTACCGAAGAAGGTGAAGAAATGTATCAAGAAAACATTTGGGA